ACACAAGACCTGCTGACATAACATTAGAGGAATAAAATTAAATGGCTACGTACTTAGGCACACATGGTAGTAAAATACAGAACTACACTACGGATCCCGATAATCCGAATACGGGAGAGGTGTGGTATAACGAGACGGCCAACACATTAAAGTTTCAATATCCAAATACAGCAGCTACATGGAGAACTGCTAATGATATGAATGATTCAAGAACTTCTTTAGGTGGAGCAGGTGTTCAAACATCAGCATTAGGTTTTGGAGGATATGGAGCTAGTCAAGGTGTAACAGAATCTTATAATGGAACTAATTGGACAGAAGTTAATGACTTAAATAATGCTAGAGTTTATCTTGCAGGATCTGGAGTTTCAAACACTTCTGCATTAGCTATTGGTGGATACTCGACTACACCTCGTGCATTTACTGAGTCTTGGAATGGAACTAATTGGACGGAAGTTAATGATTTAAATACTGCAAGATTTGCTTTAACGGCAGCAGGTACTCAAACATCAGCCATAGCAGCTGGTGGTGCTAATCCTCCTGCAGCTAGACCCACTAATTCAGAAATTTGGAATGGAACTAATTGGACTAATACTGGCACAATAAATTCAGCTAGAGATGGCTTAGCTAGTGCTGGTGCAGACAGCACAAATGCTTTAATATTTGGTGGAACTGACGGAACTGCTAGAGGCTATACAGAAGTATGGAATGGATCAAATTGGACTGAAGTAAATGATTTAAACGATGCAAGATTTGGTTTAGGAGGAGCGGGAGTATACAATTCAGCCATAGCTTTTGGTGGAAATTCACCTGGTAATACAGCAAACACAGAATTATGGAATGGTACTAGTTGGTCAGAACAAAACAATCTGAATGTTGCTAGAAGAGAACTAGCTGGATGTGGAAGTAGCACAGCAGCTTTAGGTTTTGGTGGATATGCAGGTTCTGCATCAGCAGATACAGAAGAATGGAATGGTGCAGTGCCAATTGGAGCATGGTCTAGTGGTGGTAGCAGAAATACTGCTATGAATAATTCTGGAGGAGCAGGAACACAAACAGCTGCTTTAGCTTTTGGTGGATATGTTACAAGTCCTGCATCTTATTCAAATAAAACAGAATCTTATAATGGAACAAGTTGGACTGAATTAAATAATATGACTACTGGAAGAACAGGTGTAAGAGGAACTGGTACACAAACTGCTGCATTAGCATTTGGTGGATTTTCACCACCTGAAGTAGCTAATACTGAAACTTGGAATGGAACTAACTGGACGGAGGTTAATGATTTAAATAGTGCAAGATCTGACATGGGTTCTTCAACTGCAGGACTTGCAACGGCAGCTATAACTTTTGGAGGAGCAAATCCACCAGGTACAGGATTAGCAGTAACAGAATCTTATAATGGCACAAACTGGACTGAAGTAAATGATTTAAACACTGCAAGACGGGCATTAACAGGTGCAGGAATTAATACATCAGCTTTAGCATATGGTGGTGCACCACCACCTTCTGGAGGGCTAGCAGTAACAGAATCTTGGAATGGAACGAACTGGACTGAAGTAAATGATTTAAACACTGCAAGAAGAAGCCTTAATGGAGCAGGAGCAGATAATACATCTGCATTAGGTTTTGGTGGTTATGTTGGCGGTGGTTATAAAACACAAACAGAAGAATGGAATGGAGTCTCTTGGGTAGAAGTTGCAGACTTATCTACTGCAAGATCACAATCAAGTAATATCGGAACTCAAGCATTAGCTTTAGCAGCAGGTGGATATGATAATAATTCTTTAACAACTACTGAAGAATGGAGTGGTTCAACAGTATTAACTAAAACAATAACTACAGATTAATATGACAACATACAAAGAAATTAAAGGAACACAAATTGAAGCGGTAGCATCGGACCCATCGAATCCTGTTGAAGGACAAGTTTGGTATAATACAACTTCTAATGTTTTAAAAGGTCAAGCAGCTACGACTGCAGGATCTTGGTCTAGTGGTGGAACTATGAACACAGCAAGAGGAATGTCTGCTTTTGCAGGTACTCAAACAGCTACACTAGCTACACAAGGAATTAACAATAGTACAGATACTGTTGTTAATGTAACAGAATCTTACAATGGAACAAATTGGACTGAAGTTAATGATGCAAACACTGCTAGAGGTCAACTTTATGGTAATGGCACACAAACATCTGCTTTAATATATGGAGGAACAGCTCCACCTTCTACACTTAGAAATGAAACTGAAACTTGGAATGGAACTAACTGGGCTGAAGTAAATAATTTAAACACTGCAAGATACGCTCATTGGGGAGTAGGTGCAGATAGTACAACGGGTTTAGCCGTTGGAGGAGCAGATGCTACAGCAATAGTTGGAATAACTGAACAATGGAATGGAACTAACTGGACTGAAGTTAACGATTTAAATACTGTAAGAGCCACAGCAGGTGCAGCAGGAACTTATACGAGTTCAATAGCTATGGGTGGACAAACTCCTGGATCACCTGGAAGAACATCAAACGCAGAATTATGGAATGGAACTAACTGGACTGAAGTAAATAATTTAAACACGACTAGAAGAGCACTAGCAGGACTTGGAACTTCTACTTCTGCTTTAGCAGTTGGAGGAGACGAAAGTCCAAGTGCTAGAAGTGCTAAAAATGAAGAATGGAACGGTGTTAGTTTTGTAGAACTTGCGGATTTAAGTGCTGCTAGAGAATATGAAGGAGCATCAGGCACAACTACTGCTGGATTAGCTGGAGCAGGTAGAAATCCACCAACAACAAGTCTTGCATCAACTGAAGAATGGAGTGGTGCAGGTGCTGCAGTTACAAGAACATTTACTGACTCATAAGACTTGTAATATATTTTAGTTAGTATATATAAGAAGAAACTATAAAGGAATAAAGATATGAAAAAAGACGTCAAAGAAGTTATACAAGGTGAAGAACCACATTTAAATAATCTATTAACACAAGAAGATCTATCATCATTTAAAGGTATGGTAGACGAGCTTCGTGATACATGGACCAAGAAACAAATGTTTCGAACAGAAACAGAAGCAAGGTTTTCTGTATTACAAGATAATAGATACCCAACTAAAGCAGCAAAGTATTGGCAGTGTGTAAGAGAACAATCATCATACTTAGACAATTTAATGACTCTATCATTTGACTATAGAAGAAACGAAGCAAAGATTAAATGGTTAGAAGGTAAAATTAAAAAAGAAGAAGATGAATATAAAGCAACTAAATATCAAATAGATTTAGACGAAGCTATATTTGGTAAAGCCTCTATGGAAAAAGTTGCAAAACATAGAATGAGAGAAATTAAAATGTGGTCTAAATTAAAAAAAGAATTTAATGATGGATCATTTAATGACAAAGATGTTAATCAACATCAGTTAGAATCTTATGGATTACAGTATCACGAGAAAGCAAAAACACTAAATGCTAACTCATCAGAGGCTGAAGTATTTAATGTAATGGGACAACTACAATCATTACAAAGAATTAAAAAGTCTGGTGAATTAGAAAATAGTTACAAAGAGAACGAACAAATAACTCAACATGGTAAACCAAAACCGTAAGTTATTTTTTTTAGTTGCACTACCTAGATCTGGAAATACTTTATTTGCAAGTATTATAAATCAAAATCCTGAAATAGCAGCAACTGCTAACTCTGTAACTTTAGAGATAATGAAAAATCTTTATTTAATAAAAACAACAGATACTTTTCAAAACTTTCCTGATCACAAATCTTTAGATAACATGTTAGATAATGTATATAATTTATATTATAAAGATTGGCCACAAAAAATAATTATAGATCGTGGACCTGTAATGATAAGTGGTAATCCTGGAAACTTTGAATTAATGCAAAAACATTTTAAACCTGGTTTTAAATGTATCGTTCTACTTAGAGATTTAATGGATGTGTTTGCAAGTTATATGCAATGGTATACAGAAAATCCTGATTCATTTGTAAATAAATTAGGAAATACAGATGAAGAAAAATTATTACAATTAATGAAAGAAGATGGTGCTATTGTAAAAGAACTTAAATCTATTAAAAATTCATATAATTATCCTAATCTATGTCATCATGTACGATATGATGACATGGTTTCAAATCCTGAACAAGAGTTTAGAAAAATTTATAACTTTATAGATGAACCTTATTTTAACCATAGGTTTGATAATTTAAATCAAGTGTCTATTAATGGTTTATCCTATGATGACAAAATAGTTGGTAGTAATATGCACAAACTATTTGATGGACCTGTTAGAAAAGTATATAACCCTTACATTGAAAAGATTCCAGAAAGGATTAGACAGAAATATGGACACATTAAAATTTGATTTTATATTTTTAGGTCAGTCTATTTTAAAGTATCAAGTACCGCTTGATATATTTACTACGATTAACCAAATCTACGAACAAAATTTTCATAAACTCGCACCTGCTAATGATCAGTTAGTAGGTAAGATAGAGAACGAACATTCTTTATTTTATAACGGAGAAGATCAAACTAAAATGAAGAATCATAATATGTTGCCACAAAATGTAATAGATTATTTTATGACTGTGTTCAAACACTATCTAGCATTTAATAAAATTAGAGAATACAATACTCATTTAAATTCTATCTGGGTTAATGAAATGAAACAACATGAATATAATCCAGCTCATATTCATAGAGGTATGTTATTCACTGGTTTATCAAGTGTAATGATTTTAAAGTTGCCATCAACTTATGGTAGAGAATACTCAGCAGGGCATATAAAACAAAATGGTAAACTACAAATATTAGGATCAGCTAATGGTCAGTTTGCTAAAATAGATTATCAACCACCAATGAACCTTAGAGATTTTTATGTATTTCCTTATGATATGAGACACTGCGTATATCCATTTAATGGAACTAATGAAACAAGACGAACTCTTGCTGCAAATTGTGACGTACAATTTGATCCAATAAAAAACAGAGGAGCTACATAATGGATAAACAATACTATATAGATAATCACATAGGTATATTTAAAAACTTTATGCCAAACGAATTAATAGATGATTATACAAATTACTTTAATAAGTGTGAACAACAAGGTGCAGTGTATCCAAGGCAAGTAGATGAGATGTTAGTAGCCGATAATGCAATCGATACCATTAGAGACACCAATGTCCCTATGACTTATAACAACAAACCTTTTATAGATATGTTTTTTAAAGATGTGTATCCTTTGTATATTCAAAAATATTCTTTTTTAAAAAAATTAGCGACACATAATATATTAGAAGTTAAGATACAAAAAACTAAAGTAGGTGAAGGTTATCATTTTTGGCATTGTGAGAATGCAGAGATGAAAGCAAGAAACAGAATACTAGCTTTTATGGTATATCTTAATGATGTAACTGAAGGTGGAGAGACAGAATTTTTATATCAAAAGTGTAGATTTAAATCAGAAAAAAATACTATGTTAGTATGGCCTGCACAATTTACACACGTTCATAGAGGCAACCCACCTTTGTCGAATGATAAATACATAATAACAGGATGGGTAGAATACGGATATTAATATGATAACAGAACCAAGATGGAAATCTTATATTGTAGAAACAGTTAAACCACTTTTTACACCTGAACAATGTAAAATGATTATTGAAGCTGGACGTTCTGAACCTCGAAATGATGCTGAAGTTGGAAACAGCAAAGGAATTAAAGGTGGTAAAATAGATACTAAAACAAGAACTTCACACATTAGTTGGATACCATTTAAAAAAATGACTAACATGTATAAAGAAATTGAAAGTTTTATGAAAACTACAAATGGTAATCATTTTGGCTTTGATGGAATGACTATAACTGAAATGGCACAATACACAGAATATCCAGAAGGAGGGTTTTATGATTGGCATGTAGATAATGATGTTAATTGTCAACACGAACCACCGGTTAGAAAAATATCGATGACTTGTTTGTTATCTCCTGAATCAGAATTTGAAGGAGGCGATTTAGAATTAATGGCTGAAGGTAAAGTTGCAAAATTAAAACAAGGTCATGCAGTATTCTTTGCATCGTTTATTAGACATAGAGTCAAACCTGTAATACGTGGCAACAGAAAATCTTTGGTTATGTGGTTTGGAGGCACACCGTTTAAATAATGCATAGAGATTTACATTTTCCAACACCTGTTTATATTGCAGATATAGAACACGCAACTTTAAACCAAGAACTAGAACGAGATATTGTAGCTTGGTCTAAACAAGATAAAGGTATAACAAGAACCAATGTTCAAGGTTGGCATTCAACAACAGACATGCATGAACTGCCTCAATTTAAAAAACTAGTTGATATGTTATATGCTTGTCAAAAAACAATATACGAACAAGAACATTTAGATAGTGAACCTGTATTAGGTAATATGTGGGCTAATATAAATCCACCAGGTGGAATGAACAGAGCCCATCAACATCCAAACTCATTATGGTCAGGTGTCTATTATATAAAAGCACCTAAGAACTCGGGACATTTAAAAATAGATGATCCAAGATCAGTTGCTTGTATGTCTAGACCTAGACAAAAAGAAGGTGCGGTGCCTGCAAGATTATTTAGAGAAACACATTATGAACCAATTGCTGGAAGATGTATTATGTTTCCATCATGGTTAATGCATTGTGTTGATCCTAATAAATCTAATGATATAAGAATATCAGTGTCTTTTAATTTTTTACAGAGGTGTATGATAGTATGAGTTTTCAAACTAATAAATATCAAGTAATTAAAAACGCTGTATCATACGATCTAGCTAACTTTATACTAAACTATTTCCTACTTAAAAGAGATGCTGTTGATTTTATGTATCAACATAATATACACTCACAGTCCCCTATTCTTGGAACATGGACCGATCAACAAATACCCAATACTTACTCTTGCTATGGTGATTTTGTAATGGATACATTACTAGTTAAAATGTTGCCTGTAATGAAAGAGCATACAGGATTAGATTTAATACCAACTTACTCTTATGCTAGAGCATACAAAAAAGGTGATTGTTTACATAGACACAAAGATAGACCTAGTTGTGAGATATCTACTACACTTAATCTAGGTGGTGATCCTTGGCCTATATTTATAGACGGCACAGGAGCAGATAATGTTATTAATGAAAGACAAAATATTGTAAAACCCAACGCTCCAACAGGTACGAAAGTCTTGCTTGAAGTGGGAGATATGCTAGTATATAGTGGATGTGAACTCGAACATTGGCGAGAGCCTTTTGACGGGAACATTTGCGGTCAAGTATTTCTACATTATAATCATGTAAATGGCCCATTTGCTGACAAAAATAGATTTGATGGAAGAGCTAAGCTAGGTCTACCATCAGGTATAAAATAGTATTATAATGAGGTTATATGTTACAAAAAATAGGATTCCAACCAGGGTTCAACAAACAAATTACAGAAACCACAGCCGAAGGACAATGGGTTGATGGTGATAACGTAAGATTTAGATATGGTACACCTGAAAAAATTGGCGGTTGGGCACAATTAGGTGAATCAAAACTTACAGGAGCTGCAAGAGCTTTACATCATTTAGTTAACAAGTCTGGTAACAAGTTTGCAATCATAGGTACAAACAGAATCTTATACGCATATACTGGTGGTATATTTTATGACATTCACCCTATTAAAACTACAACAACTTTAACAAACGCTTTTAGTACCACGAATGGTTCAACAACAGTTACTATAACATTTA